ACTTGCGGCACAGGCTGGGATTTATCCTGGCATGCTGTTGAAATTGGACTCCGCTGGCAAAGTCACAAAGCATACCACAGAAGGCGGCGTACTTGGCGATGAGATTCTTATTGCGGCTGAGGATGCACTTCAAGGCAATCCGGTGGAAACGGTATATGCTGATGGTGCTGTTGTCACCTATATTATTCCGGCCAAAGGCTCTGTCGTGAATATGCTTATCGAAGACGGGCAGAATTTGTCCATTGCCGAGCGTGTGATGAGTGCCGGTAATGGTCTGCTGAAATCTGTTGATGATATCGAAAGTGGCGATACGTTGACGCATGTTCCGGGCAGAGCTGTTGAAGCCTGCGATTTGACCGGAAGCAATACCAGCAACACACTCTGCCCCATTCGCGTTTGCTAATATCTTACGCGGCTTTGTTTGTTTGACTGTAGTGTTTGAAAAAAAACTGAATGAAAGAGTGAAAGGAAAATAAAATGGATATGATTTTTAATGGTCAAGTTACGGGTCCGGTCGCAAACAGATTGCTTGCCAGTAATTTTGACACAAGAGTGCTCCGACCTTTTATCGGTGCAGACGGCAGAAGTTATGTAACGGTTACCAATGCGAGAGGTCAGGCAGATTCAATGCCGGTTGGTAATGCTTACGCCACTCTCCGTAAGGATGACTGGCAAATTTTGGATGATGTGGTGACGAAGGTCGGTCTTGAAAGACTCCGTGGTGTTGGCGATTTGCGTGCTGCTGGTTTGGTTTACAATATTCCAAATGGCATGAGCAAAACGGTCCTGCAAACTGAATCGATGAGCGATATTAATCCTGCATCTGTCAGCATGGATGGTTTGCGGGAAAGTGCAAATGACAGGACGGTTTTCGAACTGACCAATTTGCCCCTGCCCATCATTCATAAGGATTTTCATTTCAGTGCTCGTCAATTAGCGACAAGCAGAAACGGCGGAAGTCCGCTTGATACAACGATGGCGGAAGCGGCTGCACGCAAAGTTGCAGAAGAAGCTGAAAGGCTCCTCGTTGGAAATAGCACTACTGCTGACCAGTATGCTTACGGCGGCGGCACTATTTACGGTCTCACTGATTTTGGTGGTCGCATCACTCGTGTCATCACAGCACCGACTGCAAGCGGTTGGACTGGAAGCACATTGCTTGATGAAGTTCTTGCAATGATGCAGGATTCTCGTGACGCATTCCATTATGGTCCGTGGGTACTTTACATGGCTCCCGCATGGGCACGTTATACTGGCAACGATTTCAAAGACGGTTCGGATAAGGCTCTCCGTTCCCGGTTGCTGGAAGTCGATGACCTCAATGATATCCGGACGCTGGATTATTTGACCGGCTATACCATGGTTTTGGTACAGCAAACATCGGATGTTATTCGTGAAGTCGTTGGAATGGATTTGACAACCGTTCAGTGGGAATCTTTTGGCGGGATGCAAATCAATTTCAAGGTCATGGCCATCATGGTTCCGCAAATCCGTGCCGACCAGAATGGAAACACGGGTATCGTTCACGCTGCACCTGCTGCCTGATAATTCCGGCTGCATGATTGTTTGTGATTTGTTTTGAATATGATGTTGTCATAAAAACTGGAAAGGATAGAAAATGTTTACTTTGAAGCTGATTGGTGGACGTCATACAATGGAAGATGGGACTGTTATCATTAAGGGTGCTATTATCAAAACATCGGTGCCTTTGCATACCATCTTCGTCAGAAAATTTGAAAGAATTTACCAAGAAGAATCGGTGCATGTCATGCCGGAAGCTCCAAATATACCTACCCCTCATCAGCCGAGGCAGCCCGAAAAAATAGAGCTGCCTCGGTCTTTGGAAAAGGCTGATTATGGCAAAGACGTGACTAAGAATTTTCCGATGGCAGCCGAAGCGGATATGCAGGTCTTCAAAGACTCTGAAGGCTATGTTGTTGTGGACCCCGATACAGGCGAAGCAGTTTCATTATTTGGTTTGAAAAAGAAGGAAGTCAATCCATTCTTGGATGGGTATCTGGAAGACGTTGTTGAAGACGATTGATTTTAATCAGGAACGACGATGCCTATCTGGACTCCAACGGAAGATTGGAAAGGTCAGGATGTTTTTATTATAGGTGGCGGTAAGTCGCTTGAACATTTTGATTGGAATCTTTTAAGAAATGAACTAACAATTGGCTGCAACGATGCGTACCAGCATGGCTCAGACATTTGTAAGCTTTGTGTTTTTGGTGATGGTAAATGGTGGGCTGCTCACGAGGAAAAGTTAAAAAAATATCACGGCGTTGTTTTTACCAATATAGGAATACTACGAAATTCTAAAATTCCTTGGTTATGGTGGATGCCAAGAGGCTCATCAGGATTATACCGGGATTGTTTGGGATGGAGCAGCACGGGAAACATAGCTGTGAATCTTGCTGTATTGTTGGGTGCAAAAAGAATCTTTTTATTAGGATTCGATATGCATCTAACAAAAGGCAGGGCCAACTGGCACACCAACACTCTTGATAAGCCTATCAGTGAAGTTTACGGTAAATTCATAAGTGGGTTTGCCAAAATCAAAAAGGATTTGGAAAGTAAATTTCCCGGCACCGAAATTGTAAACATAACCGATAACAGTAGCTTGAATATGTTTTCAAAAATTGGTGTAGAAGAATTTTGGAAGGGCAGAAAATGACACGTAAAGATTGGATTGCGTTTTTCTGTTATGTTGTTCTAATGATGTCTGTTTTGTTAGGTGTGGTTTTTACAATCTGTTTTTCTGGTTGTGTTAGCGGTCATGTTTCCGCCATCGACCCAAACGGTTCCGTTCTTTTCAAGGCAGATTATTGCAGGCTGTTCAATCAAGAAATTGATGGGCTGAATTTTGTCACTCCATCAGGATATAAGTTTAGTGTTGCAAAACAAAAATCTCAATTTGAATTAGGGATGGAGTTTGGCGAACTGAAAGCAAAGGTGGGGGGCACTCAATGAAAGTCTTCCGAGTAGCTTTATACAAAGCAAAAATTGGTGACGGTAAATTCATTGATGATGGCATATCAGTTTACACATCATTGGTGAATATCATCGGTCTACTTTGTGTTTTCAATTTCAAACTGGCTTGGGAAATTATCAAACGACGATACAGCCATATCGAAATTTGGTGGAAAACTACGGAGCAGGAATGGTTTGATGAAAAAGGCATTGCAACTGGCATGATGTTCACCAGCACTATGCGACAAGATATGGCTGGCACCGTTGCTCGTCCTGCTCAGGAAGTTCTTACACATTTGGATAGGTGGGATTGTATGGAGATTGAAGTTGATGACTCCGATTATTGGGATGCGATTTGCTGGGCATACCGACAAGCAAAAAGCAACAAAGGATATAACGTCGGAACGATTCTAAATTTCTTCAATCCACTACGAACAACTCAAAGACCGTCTACGGATGATAAAAATATCTGTTCAGTTGCGGCACAAGGATTCTGTTGGATTGCCGGTGTATTTGAAAGCTGGATTATATGGTCACCAATAAAGTTGTGGTGGAAGCTTTATAATCTCGGATACAAAACGTTTAGTTTAACGGAGTAGATATGGCAAGGACAACAGATGAATTGGTAGAGGGCATTATTGAGGTCGATTCTGGCATCCCTCTCGCACCTTTTACTTCAGCGGCAAACGCAATCGTTACGCAATGCTGCACCGACTTAGATACGGATTATGAGGATGAGCAATTGGTCCTGATTGAAACTTGGTTGACTGCTCATTTTTATTGTACTCGTGATATGCGAGCTTCTGAGGAAAGAGCCGGGCCAGTAAGTGCACGATATCAATCCAAAGTTGACTTAGGCTTTGATTTGACTCATTATGGACAAATGGCAATGCGGTTGGATTGGTTTGGTGGCTTGGCTGCCTTGAACCAAAAGATAAAAAAAGGAACGTCAAGAGCACCGTCCGTTACTTGGGTTGGGAAAACAAAAGATGAACTTTGATAATAGAACTGGTGTTAAAATGATAAAGGACGGCGTAATGAAAAAGGAAGTTGCATGGGCCATAACGATTGCGGCCACACTGTTTGCTTTAATGTCGGGCGTATTTGCTGTTGGCTGGAATGTTAGAGGACAAACGGCCGCCATACAAAACTTGGAATCGAAGACGGTTGAATTAAAAGAACAGCAAAATGAGATTAAAAAGGAAAGCAAAGACCAGTCTATAAAAATCTGGGATAGGTTTGAAGTGGATAGAAGCGAAAGAATAAACAACACCAATGCTATTTTTATCGTTTCCCGTGACATTCAAGAAGTGCTAAAAGAAGTTGAGCGTTATACCGCCGAAAACAAAGAACAGCATGCATGCATACAAAATACATTGGATATTATTTTAGCAAAGCTGCCAAAATGAGTATTATAACAAAAATGAGAAGACAGACTGCCGTGTATTGGTCCTTTGCGTCCATAGACCAATTCGGACAGAAATCTTTTGCCGATGCTGTGATTATATCCTGTCGGTGGGAAGATGTTTCGGAAGAATTTTTAGATGTAAACGGAGCCGTTCGTATGTCACTGGCAAAAGTTTATGTTGACCGTGATATGGCTTTGGGCGGAGTTTTAATGCTCGGTGCTTTGGCTGATATAACTGATGAGGAGGACCCAAAAGGAAATATCGGTGCGTGGGAAATAAGACGTTTTGAAAAGCTTCCTGATTTGAAGGCAAAAGAATTTTTACGGACGGCAATTTTATAATGGCAAAAGTTCTTGAAATAAAAGGCATGTCAGCCGTGATACATAAATTGGCTATATGCGGAAAAGTAATGGAAGGCCGTGTTGCCCGTGGTCTTCATCAGGCTGGTTTATTTGTTCAGAGGGAAAGCCAAAAGATTTGTCCGATTGACAAAGGACCGCTCAGAGGTGGTGCTTCGAAAAGGAATGTTGGTGGTACTGGAATTAAGACCGATATTGTTGTGGCGTATCATGAAGAGTATGCAATTTATGTTCATGAAAACATGAATGCCGCACATAATACCGGAACAACGGCAAAGTATTTGGAACGAATTGTCCGTGAACGACGAAAAGAAATTATGGATATAATTAAGAAAACACCGTAGGCGAATGGGAATAACAAATGAGTGTAGTATCCAAATTTAACCAGCTTATTGAGAAGTACCCATCGCTGACGTATCAGCAGGTCGCCGGTATCACGGCACAACAGGTCAGGGATGAGTTTCCCGACGCGAGGCTGTCCTCTACTTTTGTCAAGAAAGTAAAAACCCTCCTGCTGCGACACGCCGAAAAGATTGAGGACCAGTCAAACCTCCAGCGGCTAAAGACACAGGCATGGGACTGGCTGCAGGCAAACTTTCCCGATATAGAGGCAGAGGTAACCCGGC